AGGTTTCCTGTTGCTGCTTGTTTTGTATATGATACGTGTACACCATATTGCATAATTTGAGTAACGTTTGTTACTTCAGATCTGCTTCTCTCTGCGAAAGTTGCATCTGCACCTTCAGCAACTACTGTTTGAGCTGCTGTTGCATTATCAACTGTTTGCCAGGTGAATTGTTTAGAGGTAACTGATTTACCCCCAGTCATTCCACCAATAGCAGAAAGAAAAGGTGTATCATTTGGAGTTATATTAAATAACTCACCCACATAATTGGGGAGATCGTATGAATCTCCCAATCCTGATACTGCACCCATTTAAATCTTTCTCCTTTACTTCTTTAATAGGTCTTTTAATTTATCTGCTTTGAGATTAGAACTTGTCTGCCAATCACCATCAGCTTGTGCTTGTGCTATCTGGTCATCAATGCCTACAGGTTCTACAGGAACTGATGCTTCTATTACAGTATCTAAACTATCTTGACTAGAAACAACTCTTTGTCGCTGTAGTTCTTCTTGTGTTGCTTGTGGTGGTACTTCACCCCAACCATAGTTAGAAGCAAACTCTTTTATAGCATCTGCTTGTAACTCACCTTTATACAAGTCTTTTAGTGCTTTACCTTCACCAGATTCAGGATCAAAACCTGCATCTTTGATAGCATTAGCCATCTGTACAGACTTAAATTCTTTCTCTACTGATTCAAGCTCTTTAATACGCTCACGCATTTGCTTAATCGCATTGTTATCTTCTTGTACTTCTTCTACTGTATTTTCTACTTCGTTTTCCATATTTCTCCTACTCCAAGTTTTCTACTAGCTACATCACCCTTGGGATAATGATGTGATAGGCGACAAAAAAATAATTTAAGAATAACAAAAATTGTCAGCCACTTTTGGCTATTCAGATACTAGGCGATTTGTAATACGCAGCTTACACGCCAGTAATAAGCTGGAGAGTGCAGAGTCAATTTATATTCGCAGACTACCACTATGCGACAATTTCATTATACCACTATATGTAGTATGTCAAGGTTTATTCTTCTACTAATCCTGTAACTCTACGACCACGCCTAGCAGCACCACCAATAGGTGCAAACCTAGATTCTTCTTCTCTCTCTAATAGTCGTATTTGTTCTAATTCTTCAGGGCTTTGGAATACTGCTGCTTCTGTAAACTGTTCTAATGTAAATTCTTCTGGTGCTTCTACTCCACCTCTAGCTTGTAGTTCTTGTAATCTTGGTAGCTCTGCTTGTGCAGTAGTAAATAATTGTCTAGCTTGTGCTTGTGATATACCAGCTCTTTGTAATCTCTGTGCAAACTCACCAGATATTTCAAATCCTGCTCTTGCTGCTTCTCCACCGATCTGTGCAGTAGTTATTCTACCTGCAACAATTTCTTCTCCAACTGATGGGTCTAATGCACCAACAAAGATAGCTTCTGGTGTAAGCTCTAATCCAAAGTTCTCTCTATAAAACTCTGTAACTTCTGGTATGTTTTCTTGTATGCCTTGATACACAGCATCTACTCTTTGTGCAAATTCTCTAGCAGATACTTCACCTTCTATAAGTCCTGTAAATCTATCTGTTAGTAAATCAACTGATGTGTTTCTTGGAATACCATACTCTTGTAATGTACCTATGTAACTTTCTTTTAATCCTGTATAAGTTACTTCATCAAACTTAACTGTACCATCAGGTCTTTTGTTACCAGGAAATGCTATCTCATATGCAGGACTTCTTCTAACTTCTGCAATAGCTACTTGTGGATCGCCTGTTCTTGCCCACTCATTAGCAAACAAATCTAAAATATCAGGTGGCATATTAGGATATAAACTCTGTGCTAGTTCAGCGTATGTTGCCATTATACATTAACTCCTAACTGACTTACTGTGCCTTGTCCTAATCCTTGTTGTAATGCTTTTGTTGCATCTTGTGTAACTTGTGTAATATCTTGCTCCAGACCTTTCTCTCTAAGTGTAGTTTGTGCTGATGCAAAGTCATTAGACTTAACCATATCTTGCCACCAACCTTGTGTTTCATCTGCTGTTTGACCCCACACAGAAGTTGTTAAGTTTCTCCAAGGTCTTGCAATATCTTCATATGTAAGTTCTGGATTTGTATATGCACTAAACGCAGCAAGTCTTGATTGTTTTAATGATTGCACTAACTGATCTTGATATTCAGGGTCATCTCGTAATCTACCTGCTATATCTGCAACTTCATTATCTGTTAACTTACCTAATGATGGTCCTAACCATTTGCTGTATAACTCTCTAACTTCTCTTTCTCTCTCTGTTGTTCTATCTACACCAGTCAAAGCAGTAGAAGATAAATAGTTTTCAAAACTTTCATCTCTTTTACCTGTAGCATATGGGTCAGCAAATAAACTAATTTGTTCTGTTGTGTATGTTTCAGACCATTCACCAGACACAAACTTACCTGCAACCCAATTAATCAATGCTTCTGGTGCATTAGATACACCTGCTGCTTGTAGTGAGTTAGCAACTGATATTTGTGCATCTGTTGTAAGTTGTGTTGCTGTTGATGGGTCAGCGTAATATGTTCTTAACCACTCTCTTTCAGTTTCATTGTGTGTCTGATACCAATTAGTTGTTTGCCACTCTGCATCACTAACTTCTCTACCTTCTACAGCAGCTTCAGCTATTAATGCAATCATTTCTGGGTCTGTAATCCAAGGTGCTACTTGTGATTGTTCTCCTACAGTTTCTACAAAACTAGCAAAAGGATTATCTATTAACGCTGTAAGTTGGTCTGTATTACCTGTAACTATTGCAATAGAATCAAAAAATGCTTGGTCCATAGTTGCATTAGGTTGTGGTGCTGTTTCACCTTGTGTTAATAAACCTGCTGCAAATAAATCATTATCTTTTAATTCATATGCCATATAAATTGGATTACCTTCATATAGTTCTCCATCTGAACCAGGAACTTCATATACTATGTAAAAATTACCACCTACATCAAAAAGTAAAGCATCTTCAGGTATGTTATTAAATTGTGTAAATGCTGTATTTGTTATTTGTCCATTACCATCTTCTTCAACTATTTCATCATCTTCTTCTTCAACTATTTCATCATCTTCTTCTTCTATAACTAAATCTTCTTCTGTAATTTCATCTGTTGTTGTGGTTGTTACAGGTATTCCAGGTCCTTCTGCTACATCATTAAAACCTAAAGCGTTTAGAAATGTATCTCTTTCTAACTGTCCACTTTCTGATAATGTATTTAAAACACTTTTCTTCATTACCTCATCTAAAGCATTTTGAAATATTTGTGCTTCTTGTACACCTGTTGCTTCAGGTGGTACTTGTAATTTACCTACCTGTTTTTCTACCTCTACTATTTCTTTAGCAACCTTTTGTACACTATTTAATAAATCTTTTTCTGTATAACCACTTGGTTTTGTTTCTGCTTGTGCTGTATTGACTAAACGATCTGCTAAATATTGTGCTTGTTGTATTTCACCTTGACTAAATTTTGTTGCACGACCTCTACCTGTTCTTTGTCTGTAAAGTTCTGTTGGAGATATTATGTCTTTAATACTTTTATTTGAACCTGCTTCTATTTTTTTAGCAGCGTAATAAAGTGCTAAATCTCCTACATAGTTACTACCTTCAAATGACATTATCTAATTTCACCTCTTTTAACTTTTGCCTCTACAACTGCATCAGCAAAATCTCCTGCTTCTGCTGGAACTTGTGATTCAAAACTAGGTCTATTACCACCTGCATTAGCTTTAGTCATAGCATCTAATATCTGTGCAGCAAAGACTTGTTGCATATCTTTTTGTTTAGCTATAACAGGTGGAGTTGGTGGACCTTTGATTGTTGAAGGCATAGTAAATGTTTCCATTGGTACTTCCATTGTCATTAGTTCTTCGCCAACAAGATTGTTCATACTATCTACATACTGCTTAATAGTTGTACCATTACTGTCTGCTTTGCTGTAATCTATTGTTCCATTACGCATTAGTTCTTTAGCTTTATTTTCTCCTGCAAACCAAGCAACTGATACAGCTTCCCAAGAACCAAACTTGTTAAAATACTCTTGTAGTTTATATTTAGCTATTGTATCTTGTGCTTTAGGATCTTTCCAATCCTCATCAGCCATACTAAAATCTTCAAGTCCAGCTTGTTTTGCCCACTTTTCAAAATTAATATCTAGTATTCCATAACCACCTAATGCTTGTACTCGTATAGGTTTTCCTGTTTCGTAATCCTCTATTACAGATGATTTATGTTTTGCTTCATAATTATTTGTACTTTCACGCATTAGTAATGCTTTCATATAAATATCTATTAACGCTGGATTTGTGTCATTTGTCATTTCATTCTCCATAATACTACCTTGGAGCACCTGTGATGCTATTAAGAATGATACGATTAGTGGCTTGAATATCACGATTTGCACCTAACCTTTCCTGTTCTTTTGCTGTAATCTCATCAAATTTTTGTAACAGTCTTGCTGATGGATCAATAGCAGTTTCTTCTTGTACTGGTGGTTCTACTATATGATTACCTAAATTACCTGTCAAGAGTTCTTCTGCACTTATATCACCTATATCTAATTGTGCAGGTTGTTTTGCATCAAATGCTTTCTTTGTATCGGCTAATAATTGATTAGCAAGTAATTCTAACTCGTATGTTTTTGGTTTTCTTCCTAATTGGTTTTCAAAAAGATTAGTAACAGACTGTGATGCTGTTGCATAGTCTGGTGGTAAATAAGCAGGTTGTGGTTGGAAAGCATCTATTGCTTCTTGATTATCTACAAAAAATCTTAATGACATAGTAAAATCAGGGTTACCAGTTTGATTAGAATGTTCTAATACTTTCTTAAACGCTTCTACATCTTTTTGTTCATCACCTATAAATAATCCACCCCAACTACCAGGAACAAACTCTCCTAGTTTTAATAAGTTTGCATTTACTAATTCTGCTTGTATTGCAGCTACTATTTCTGGTGGTTGGTTTGCCATTAAAGCATATTGTGCACCTGATTGATAAAATAAAAATTCTCCTTGGTCATCTGTTGTATATATAGATACACCATCTACTTCATAGTTTCTAGGTACACCTAAAAAGTTAGGAAGTTCAAATGTACCAGCAGTATATTGTGAATCAGTAAGTTGTGGTTCACTTGTCATTCCTGCAACTCTATAAATATCTCCTGCTGATATTGGACTATTAGTTCCTGTCAATGCAACGACTGCTTGATCTGCTGCTGCTTTTACTGATGGTTGTTCATATAATATTTGTTTTACTTCATTAGGTATAAACAAAGGTGCTTGTCCTGGTAAAGGACTTTTAGAATTAACTAATGCTTCTAATTGTTGTATAAACTCTTCTATTGTCATTTAATAATTATTCCTTATAGTTTGCTTAATTTGTTCATCTCTTTCAGCTTCTAACAACTCTCTTTTAAAATAGCTATTCCAAATGTATTGAAAATCTGGATATTGTTCTATCACATAGTTTGCATAATCATTTAAGTACAACCTTATGTTACCTAAAGCCCTAGCACTTCTAAATGATTCAGGACCATATCCTAATCTTACTGATTCCATTTTAGCATTATCTCTTGCCTTCAAGTATAATGATAAACCTTTTCCTGCTTCACTTTCTGATAATATTTCATTATCTTTCCATCTATAAAACTCTTGTATAATAACATCTAAAGTAGCACCACTTGCAACTCCTGGTATATCATCATATCCCCAACCAACATATTGTCCTCTTAGTTGTAATCTTTTAGCAGTTTTATCTGCTTGTGCTTGGTCATCACTTCTAAGCCAGTAAGGTTTCATACCTGGTGCAGAGGATAACATAAACTGTTCCCAAGCTATTGCACCTAATATATTGTTACGAACTAATCTCCATTGTTCAACTGTTAGTGGTTCTCTAGCTTTTTCCTCTATAGATTTTAAATATGCTTCATAACTAAATTCTCCTGTTGGGTCATCAGGTTTTGCAAAGTATGCTGTGCTTTTGTATTCTTCAAATAATTCCTTATTATCTCTATAAAATTTAGAACCTTCTACAGTTACAGGTCTTTTATATATCTGTGATGATTTACCAACAAACAATGCTGTTGGGTCAATTCCATATTGTTGTATAAATTCCTGTGTTGTTTTAAATTGATCGCCATTATTTTGTTCTAATTTTTCCCTATAATCTTGTGATAAAGCAGATACTAATATAACTTGGCGACCTTGTTCTGTATCACCTAAAACTTCCCATCTAGGAGTAAAACCTGTTGGTCCTATAAACTGTGCTGCTGCTCTAATCAATGTTAATGTTTTTGCATATTCTTTTGCTAAATCAAAACCTTCTTTCCATTCATCATATGTAGCATCACTAACTCTACCTGCATAATACAAAGCGTTATACACATCTATTGTTGTGTTGCTTTGTAATCTCCCATATTCATCTGGATCTAAATTATATGCTTGTATAACTTTTTTAAGCCAAGAAGGATAAGGTATTAATCTAGTAAAATAATCTAAAGGATTTGTTGTTGGTTCAGGTGGAAAATCACCAAACACAAATTTTGTTATATCACTTTCAGGATCAACTCCTTTTAACATATACGCAGCAGGCACTTGTACTAATGGACCAAATCCTGGTAAAAAGGATTGACCTATTAAGTTTACACTTTTAGCAAAACCAGATGCTTCTAATTGTATTGGGTCATCTTCTTGTATCCCCATCCACCTGTTAGCCAAACCACCCCAACCTGGAAATGTAAACATTTCTTCACCTGTTGTTGGATCAGTATAGAAAAATCCTCTGTCTGTATCTTCAGTTTCAAAAGGATTTGTTTCTCTCCCTTTCTGTACAAGTAATTGAAATCTTCTAGCAGGAGCTGGGTTGTCTGCAAGTATCTTTACCCAAGTAGATATAATTTCTTGGAACGCTTCTCCGAATGGAAATATTAATCTAGTTGCTTCCCAAAATCTTGTTCTCTCACTTAAATCATAAAGTAAATTTTTTGTTTCAGCTAATGCGTGTGCTTTAGATACTTCATCTATAGCATCATATGCCTTATCAAAATTTGCATAACCTGCATCAGTAGCAGTTCCTCTAAATCTAAACAAAGCATCTTCGTAACTAGCAGGTTGTGTTTGTTGCATTTTTTTAATTAACTTACTATCAACATTAGCTTGTTTTGCTCTAGCTATAATTCCTGCTTTTACAGAACTATCTGATGCAGCAATTAAAGATGTAACTTTATTCCAGTATGCTTGTTTAAATACTGGACCTCTTGACAATTTGTTAGTTGGTACAGACATAAAATAATAAAACATATTTTCTATTAGTTGGTCATATTTTTGTCCAAACCTGCTTTCAAACGCAAACTCACCATACTGTGTACCACCTCTACCTTTTAGTGATGCAGGTAGTACATCTTCAAACTCATTAAATATTTTTGTATATTGTGTTCTTGCTGCTTTTGTTGTACCCATACTTTTAATATTTATATCTTTGTATTTACCAGTTTTAAGTATGTTTCTTAATTCACTATTACCAGGTATTAATACTGCTAATGTTTTTTTGTCTATTTTTCCACCTGTTTTTATGTGTATTCTTGCATTAATAAAATCTACTATTTTGTTACTAAAATCTTGGTTTTGAAATATAGAATTAAAAAACTCATCTTGTTTTGATATTTGAAATGCTATTGAATTTTCATCAAATCTTGTTTTCCATAAAAATTCTTTTGCAGCATCTGGTCCTTCAGTTAATATTTTCACAGCTAGAGTATCATTCATTAATTGGTCAAACTCTGTCTGCATACTGTTTATGTAACCTTTTTTTTGATCTGGTAAACTTTTATTAAATATAGCAAATCCTTTAGCTGCCATATTAGGATTTGTTTTTCTTAATCCTTGCCAACCTCTTGTAGTGCTGTTAATGGCTTCAAAAAACTCTCTCATAACATCTGTTTCTTTACTTGTTAAATTAACTATTTCTAATAACTCTTTATCACCAGAGTTCATATATTTTCTTATGGCTTGTACTATTCCTATTTGTTCGCCTTGATACTTAAATCTTTTTGGCAAGTTAGGAAACTCTTGGAATATAAGATTTTCTATTTGTCTGTCTGACACACCTTCATCTATTTTTTTTAATATTTTTAATGTGCCTGTTGGATCTAATGATTTACCTGTTGCTAAAGCCACCCATCTTCTTGGACTAAACAGACCATCATAACCTTGTGCCCACAACCTTACTTGTTCTTCACCAATAACACGAACAGTCCAAGCACCTCGTAACAATACAGCAGGTTTCCATATACCTGATATGTATTTATCCATAATTAGCTCTAATGCGTTGTCTGATATTTCTCCTTGTGCAATAAATTTTTTCAATGGATTTCTACCTAAGATATCTTTTTTAAATATGTTTGTAGCTTTGACTAATAAACCTGGTGCTATTGTTGGTATGTAATTTTGTGCTAACTCTGTTTCAAGTCTAAATGTAGGTATATCTGTTATTTCATCATTGACATATGCTTTTAACGCATTACCGATATCAAATGCTTGTCCTTGTTCATCAACAAAATTCAAACCTGATTCTTTTATTTCTTTTGTATATATCCTAGTAATGTTATCAATCAGCTTTTCTGCTAATTCGTTATCTCCAACTTCTTTTGACAGTTTAGATTTCCAAGCATTTACAGCAGCAATATTAGCTTTGAATATTGTATCTGCATCTTGGAATGTACTAGGTGGTCGTATTAATGTAGCTTCTTCAATTAACTCATCACCAACTCTAGCTAATGGTGTTTCTCTTAATGCTAACTCCGTACCTTCGCTTCTTATTAATCCAAACTCTGCATCATCAACAAAATCTCTTAATATCTTTGCTCTCTCTTTAGGGTCTATATCCATTTGTCGCATCATATTACGCAAAGTAACAAATGCTTGATTCATATTATTAGGATCAAATCCTGGTTCATATAATTTACTAAATGACCTAATAAGTGGCGACCATTGATTTGAATATCTTAATGCAGGTCCTCTACCAAATTGTTTTAAATCTTCAGGTGCATCTATTAGTTTGTTAAACATTTGACTTGCTCTATTAGGACCTCTACCTAATTTATAACTGTCAAATAATTTAGTTTGTATTGGTAATTTCTCTCCTACCCTTCCACTAAAAAAATCATTTAACAAACCATACATCTCATCTTTGTTTGCAGACCTAGATATTTTACCTAATGTTGCGTAATCATCTGTTTGTAGTAATGAACTTAATACATCTATGTTTCCAGCAGGTGCATTTATATCATTACTTTGTGATAAGAAATTTAATAAGTCATCTCCTTTTTTACTTTGTAAAAAACCTTCTACACTAAAACCACCTAGTCTAGGAAACCTCTCTAATATTGTTTTTCTAATACCACCTTTAACTGCACCTAGTTGTTGTACATTAGCTATTCCATCAGCACTTACTACAAATGTTCTTGCTTTTCCTGCTATGCTTTGTGCTTTCTGTGCTTCTGATACATACTTAATTGTTTTAGCACCTTTTGCTGCTGCTCCTGCACCAAACAACAACCAATTAGCAGGGTCTAAAGCAAGTGTTCCTACAAAATCTACAGAACCAGACATATTTCTATATCCTTTAGTTCCTGGTTCTATAATGTCCATAGCAACTAATGGTTCTGCAAATAATCTTCCTAGAGTAACTTCAGGTGTGTAACCAGCTTGTTCTAGTCCTGCTCTAGTTTCTCCTCTGAACTGAACACCACTAATAGCTTGTTCTCTAGCAATATCTGTTATTGGTTTACCAACTATTTGTTCTGCGAGTTCTAATGCTTTTTCAGGTGCAACACCTCTTTTAACTAATTCTTTATACTCATCTGTTTCGTTGATTGGTGTAGATTGTGGAATAATACCTTCACCTAAGTTTACTTCTCTACCTCTAGTAGCTTCACGAATTGCCATAGTAAAAGCAGTATCTCCTACTTTTTTTCTTATATCATCAAATTCATCAAATACTTCTCCTAATGCTTGTGTTCTTGATTTACCTTCTGCTATCTTATCAGAGTATCTTTGACCAATTTCTACAGGAAATCTACCTAACAACTGTCCTTTAACAAAATCTAAACCTGCATCAAAAGCTGCAAAAGTTCCTCTTGCTACTCCCTTAAATTTGTCTGTAATGTTATCCCATAAATCTTTATCTTGATTTTGTACTTGCAAAGCAACTGATTTAAGTACAGCAGGATCAACATCTTCTATGTCTTGACCTAATAAACCCATACCAGCAGGTATTGTGCTAGGAATATAAGGAGCTATTTGTAAATTTTTGTTAGCTAGTCTTGCTTTAAAATTATTATTTTCTGATAACTGTGTTTTTAATTCTTTAAATCTTTGATCTTTAGTTTTTATTTCTGCTTCAAACTCATCTTCAAAGTTAGGATTTTCTGGATATAACATACACTTTATTTTCTCAACAATCTTAACAATAGTGGGTCTGGATAAACAGAGTATATTGCACGAAGTAACATATCAGGATCATCTGCAACAGGTTCAGTAGGACCTACTCCTGGACCAAAAGGCAATCCTGATGTTACAGGTTCAGTAGGTCTTTGTGTCTGTGCAAACACATCTACTTCTGGCATACGCCTACGCATAGGTTGTGCTTGTGGCAAAGAATCTTTTGGTAGTGGTGCAGCTTTCTGTTGTTCTGTTAATTCTTGTTGTTCACCATAAGCAACATCAGGCATTCTTCTTACAGCCTGTGTGTTGTCTTGATAATTTCTTGCTGCTGGTGGTACATTTGTATTTCTACCACTTACACCTCTGTTACTAGAACTCCTCGTTGCCATCTTGCTCCTCATCTTCATAAAACATAAAAGTAGAACTTATAATCATATAACCAAATGGAAAAGCTAATGGTGGCATTTGGTCTTTAAACATTCTTGGTTGTAATGTTTCTTCTTCAAATAATATATCATCACCAACCTCATCTACATCTCCAAGTGAGTTATGTACTATATCTGCAAAATCTTTATTGATAGACATTATCCACCCATACCTTGTAATAACTGTGCTATGCCTGGTGGTGGACCTTGTGGTGGTAAGGTCGCACCCCCAAGCAATTCTTGTTCAGCCACAGGGATTTCTGGTTCTTCTGCTGTATAAAATTTATCTAAGATACCTTGCATACTGTCAGGATTCTTTCTTATTTGTATAACAGCCATAGTTGCTTTAGGGTCGCCTTGTTGTGCTTGTGCTAGTAAAGAATCAAATAAAACTTTTTCTGCTTTTTCTTTTGTAATTCTGTTATTTACAGTTGATAGATTATCTAAACCATCTAGGTTTTCTTGTAAAGTTTGAGTGTCTATGATACCTGCTTGTAATAATTGCAGCCCTGTTACAATCTTTTGTGGCTCATCATATCCTGCCATAGCACCATACACTCTGCGTGTTTTGTATGCACCTTGTATATCTTTATCAGGGTCATACTTCTCACTAAAAAATTGATTGTTATAGTAACCAGACAAGTCTTTGCTTCTACCACCATACATAACCTGATCCCACTCTAATCTTTTAGAATCAATCATCTCTATAGCATCTGCCATAACTGTATGATATTCTCTAATCATCAATGACATAGATGCACCTAGTTCTTCTAATCCTCTACCTG